ATTATCGTTGCTAGTATGGGCACTTTTTCTACAGGCATTAATATTAAGCGTTTACATAACATCATCTTTGCTTCACCTAGTAAGTCGCAAATTAGGGTTCTCCAATCGATCGGCCGAGGATTGAGAAAGAGTAATGATGGTATAGATACTGTTGTATATGATATAGCAGATGATTTACATTGGAAATCTAAAAAGAATTATACATTACAACATGCGGCAGAAAGAATAAAAATTTACAGTAAAGAAAAGTTTAACTATAAGTTGTTTGATTATAACTTATAAATAATAATATGCAGGAAAGTATAAAAGCACTTAATATAAGACACTTTAAACTCGTTAATGGAGATGAGATCGTTGCACTAGTATCAGTGAAAAACAATGACAATTGGATTCTCGAAAGACCAGTTACAGTATCATCTAATATTTTGGGCAGTTATCAATTTTCCCCGTGGTTTCCATTTTCTGATGCTAAGTTATTTAAAGTATTGAAAAGCCATGTAGTACAACATGTCTCTATAAATGACCTTGCTAAAGAAAGCTATGTGAAACTTGCATTATCAATGAAAAGTCATGTTCCCGAGAAACACCGTACAGAACAGGAAATACTTGAAGAATATGAACAAAGATTGATTGAAAAGTATGCTGATGAGGTTGAGCCTGAATCTGATGTACCAGAAACGATACATTAATTCTTTATATTCTACCCTCCCCGGGATACTATATTATTATACCACACATTTGAGTAAATGTAAATAGCTAAATTGAAAATAATTAAAAAAAATTAATTGTTTACTTTTTAGCAAAACTATGGTATAATATATCTATTATGGAGGAATTGTAATGGCAGCGAAAGCTAAAAATAAAGCACATTATGTAAATAACAAAGAGTTCTCCCAGGCGGTCTATGATTATGCAATAGAGGTCCAGGAAGCTCGATCAAAAGAACAAGACATTCCAAAGGTAACTGATTATATCGCAAGATGTTTTATCAAAATTGCCGAGGGACTGTCACACAGACCGAACTTCGTGAGGTATACTTATCGTGAAGAAATGGTAATGGATGCAGTGGAAAACTGTTTAAGGGCTATAGGTAATTATAATATCGAAACAGCAACAAGAACTGGTAAGCCAAATGCATTCTCATACTTTACTCAAATTTGTTACTTTGCTTTTATCAGAAGAATTACTAAAGAGAAAAGACAACAAGATATCAAATTTAAGTTTATCGAAAAGATGGGTATTGAAGACTTTACACAAATGGGTATGGACGAATCCGGAGCTCAAGAAACTATGGCTTATGTAGATACTTTAAGACAAAGAATTAGTCAAGTCAGAACTAAGGATGAAGCTATTAAGGTATTTAAGAAAGAAGAAAAGCAAAGAGAAAAACTTGAGTTATTTATGCAATGAAAAAATTAAGTACTAAACAAAAACAAAGGGCTGAAACAAGAAGAAGAAAATTGTTTGCCAAAGAAATTAAACGTAAACCACATAGAGTTATGTTAAAAGCTCGTGATCAAAAAATCGCTATGCAATATCGTAAAGCTCTTAGAAAAGCAAGGTTAGGATTATGAAGGTAGCTATATTAAATGATACACACTGCGGTGTAAGAAATTCATCTGATATATTTTTAGAATACCAAGGTAGATTTTATAGCGAAATATTTTTTCCCTATTGTCAAGAACATGGTATTAAGAATGTATTACATTTAGGTGATTATTATGAGCATCGTAAGTTTGTAAACTTTAAAGCATTAAATACTAATCGTAAGCATTTCCTAGAACCTTTAAAAGAATATGGTATGACTATGGATATTATTCCTGGTAACCATGATGTATATTATAAGAATACAAATGAATTATGTTCTTTAAAAGAGCTATTAGGTTACTTTACTTCAAATGTAAATATATGTATGAAGCCAACTGTATTAGATTATGATGGTCTTAAAGTTGCAGTCATCCCTTGGATTAATAATGCTAACTATAAAGATTATATTGATTTTGCAATGAAATGTGATGCTCCAATTCTTGGTGCTCACCTTGAATTAAAAGGATTTGATATGATGGCAGGTATACCTAATCCACATGGAATGAATGCAGATATCTTTTCAAGATTTGAATCAGTATTAAGTGGTCACTTCCATACGAAATCACATCAAGGTAATGTACATTATTTAGGATGTCAAATGGAATTTACCTGGGCTGATGTAGATGACCCTAAGTATTTTCATGTACTTGATACTGAAACAAGAGAACTTGAAGCAGTAAGGAATCCTATTACGATATTTAAAAAAGTAATATATGATGACACTAAATTTGATTATGACAAAGTAGATATGAAACAATTCGAAAAGAAATTCATTAAACTCATTGTTATAAATAAAAATGACTTGTATATGTTCGATAAGTTTATTGATAGATTACAAAGCATAGATACATATGAACTCAAAATAGCAGAGTCCTTTGAAGAGTATCTTGGAGACAGCGTAGAAGACGAGAAGGTTTCCCTTGAAGATACTACGGAGCTACTTGATTCGTATGTTGATGCTGTTGATACAGATTTAGACAAAGAACATTTAAAAATTGAATTAAGAAAGCTTTACACAGAAGCACAAAACTTAGAAGTAGTATGATACATTTTAAATCTTGCGAATGGCAGAATTTTCTGTCAACTGGAACAGATCCAATTAAAATCTTATTAGACCGTTCACCAACAACATTAATCGTTGGTCAGAATGGTGCAGGTAAATCAACCTTACTAGATGCATTATCATTTGGATTATTTGGTAGAGCACATAGAGATATTAATAAATCTCAACTGATAAACTCTATAAATGGTAAAGGTACTGTTGTTACAATTGAATTTGACATTGGTGGTTCATCATTTAAAGTTGTAAGAGGTATAAAACCCAATAAGTTTGAAATATGGCAAAATGGTAATATGATTAATCAAGCATCAAATGCTCGTGATTATCAGCAATTTTTAGAACAAAATATCTTGAAACTAAATCATAAATCGTTTCATCAGGTGGTTGTTCTTGGAAGTAGTTCCTTCATACCATTTATGCAACTCCCTACATGGTCACGTAGGCAGATCATTGAAGACCTTTTAGACATTAATATATTCTCTAAAATGAATATGTTACTCAAAGAAAGAAATGCCAAAATACGTGAAGAGATATCAGATATTAGTCATCAGATTGATATTACCAAAACTAAAATTGAATCACAAAACAAATACATTAAGAGTTTACAATCACTAAATAAAGATCAGATTGTAAATAAGCAAAAGTCAATGGATGTGCATAAAGGTGAAATCAAAAAGTTATTTGAAGAAAGCAAAGAGATGTCTACTAACTTAACTGCTTCAATATCTTCAGAAGAAAAGTCATCACAAGAACTCTTAAAGAAAATATCTGAAATGAATTCTTATGATATGCAATTTAATAATAAGATACATGACATGGTTGAAGAAAGTAGATTCTATGAAGAAAATGACAATTGTCCAACATGTGATCAAGAAATTACCGAAGACCTTAAACAAAATAAGATTAGTTCTATTAAGGATAAAGCTAAGGAAATACAAACTGCAAAGTCTGAATTACAACAAAAGATTACTGAGGTAAAAGTAAACCAACAAGAGGTTGCACAAAATCTTAATAAGTTAAGACAAAAGCAACAAAAGATTAATTCAAATAATGATTCAATAGCTTTATTACAAAAGGAGATTGATAAGATACAAAAAGAAATTAATACTCTTCAAGGTCAAACCGGTGATGTTAAAAAAGCTAAGACAGAATTAAATGATTATAGAAAGAAAAATGAACAACATATTGAGAAGAAACTTGAGTATGTAGAGGAAAGAACTTATAACGAGGTTATAGGGGAAATGCTTAAAGATACTGGTATTAAGACGAAAGTTATCAAACAATACTTACCTGTGATGAATCGTCTTATCAACCAGTATCTGCAAGTGTTGGATTTCTTTGTATCGTTTCACCTTGATGAAAGCTTTAATGAGACCATAAGGTCAAGACACAGAGATAGTTTTAATTATGCATCTTTTTCTGAAGGTGAGAAACAAAGGATTGACCTATCATTATTATTTACTTGGAGACAAATCGCTAAAATGAAAAATAGTGCTTCAACAAATCTCCTCGTATTGGATGAAACATTTGATTCAAGTCTTGATGTTGATGGTGTTGAGAATCTTATGAAGATACTTGATACATTAGACGAAGGAAGTAATACATTTATTATATCACATAAGGGTGATGTGCTTGAGAATAAATTTAGAAGTAAGATCGAATTCTTTAAGGATAAGAACTTTTCTAAAATCAGATAGTGGGGCTGTAGCTCAGTTGGGAGAGCATCTGCTTTGCACGCAGAGGGTCGGGGGTTCGAATCCCTTCAGCTCCACCACTTATTCTGCATATAGTTCAATTGGATAGAACAACAGCCTTCTAAGCTGTAGGTTCCAGGTTCGAGTCCTGGTATGCAGGCCAAATGTTACATTTATGTTACAACTCTGTTACAATTGTGTAACAATTTCAATTTAGCTATATACATATGTTCCAATCTATGGTACAATATATAAATATTAAGGAGTGAAAAAATGAATAAAGGTATTCTACCAAAATTACTAGCTAAAGAAAATATTACCATTCAACATGGTAACTACAATACAGCTTGGTTCGATATCAAGAATAGAGTCCTAGGTCTTCCTAATTGGAAAGACATGGGTAAAGATGTATATGATTTATTAATTGGACACGAGGTAGGACATGCTCTTGAAACACCATTTGAAGGTTGGCATGATAGTCCTGAACAATTGGAAGGTTGTCCTAGATCATATATTAATGTAATCGAAGATGCTAGAATCGAAAGAAAAGTAAAATCAAGATATCCAGGTCTTGTGTATTCATTTAGTAAAGGTTATAAAAAGCTTTTTGATGATGAGTTCTTTGGTGATCTATCAGATATTGATTGGGACCAAACTAAACTTATTGATAAAATTAATCTTAAAGCAAAAATTGGTAGCTTAATTGATGTACCATTTACTGCTGATGAACAAGTCTATATGGATAGAGCTATGGCTACTGAAACATTTGAAGAAGTAGTTCAACTATGTAGAGATGTATTGGCTTATACAAAGGAAAATCAAGAAGACCTTTTAAAACCACCAGCTCCTTCACAAAACGACAACGAAGATAATAATAATAATAACGAAGACCCTACACAGAATATGGGTCATGATGATATGGAGAGTAGCGATGAAGAATCTGAAGATAAAGAACAAGAGGCTAAGGCTAATGGTACTACAGAAGAAAGCGAAACAAAGGCAAATAGTACTGAACAAGATCAAACTGGCTATGGCGGAGACGAAGATGTTTCAATCACCGATGAAAATTTTAGAAGGAATGAAGAAA